TTCCACAAGCTTGAACTTTTGCAGGATTTCTGCTAAGTTAATTCTGTGTCGGACTAGACGAGGCTCGCCCATACGGAAGAATTCTTCCGCTGAGGCAGCGTTGTCAGGAAGGGACATACCCAGTATTATAAGTCGGACATTAGATCCCATTTTACCAAGAGGCTTAGAAGCTAAGCCAGTAATGGTTCGGAATCCAAAGCCAAATGCACGAACAGTAGTAACAAGATCCATCTCGTATTTATTAGAGAAGGATGTCATGTTAGGGACTGTTTGGCAGGCTGCGTTAAATTCCTTCAGAGGAATTGGACTTACGTCCACTCCTCGCCAGATTGTTCTCTTAGCGAACTCTAACGCCTCGCCCTTAGGACTAAGCAGGGATTTGTGAATCCCCACTTTTACCCCGAGAGATCTAAGAATCTCAAGGTAAGCATCTCTTACGATAGCGTCCCCAATAACTAGGTCGTCACCCAGTACGGCGTAATTTCGATATAATGTTCCACGGGGGAGTCCCGCTAACCAAGCCGAGGCTTGGACTATAAAGTGGTGAGTTAAGGCTAACATAGCCCAAGAGCTTAAAGCACCCATTGGTTGCCCAACAGCATACTTGTACACTCCGTGGAATCTTTCGAATCCCTTTACTCGGAAAGCATAAGACCTACCAACAAGGAGATTTGCCCAATGAAGAGCAATCTCTCTGTCGCCAAGTAACTCCGCAAGGAGTTGAACTTGCAGTCTTAAGGGGAGTCTATCAGTAGCAGCAGATAAATCGAGAGAATGTAATTCTGGAAATGAGTCCGCTCGATAGAGCGGAGCCATTTGATCGAATGTACCATCCATCGTTATCCCTTTCAGGATATGAAAGATGACTTTGTGGATCGGATTTAGGGCCCATTGGGTCCAAGCATCCACCATAGCAAAGATTCTAACTTTACCAGCTGATTCTACCTTAGCTCCTAATTTCCCTAGTGATCTAATAGGAGACAGGGTCGCACCGATACCCGTCTTAATCACAGATAGGAAAGCCTTAGATATGTTAGTATCCGCGGTAAAACCGAGGATAGCGAATAATGATTTGGCCAGTTTAGGTTGGTTTCCCAACGCTACAGCTGTCCGAACCAGTACCGCAGGGTGTGATGAGAAAGAAAATTTCTCAACACTACCCTCTATGTTACCTGTCAAGAGGAACCCACCAGGGCTACTCTTGAAGATAGGAGCCATATATCCAGCTTCCTTTCTCATGTATTTAAGAACGTCTTCACGGGCGATTCTATCGAACACAAATAATTGCATGAAATTGGGAATCATGTCCTCTAGAACATTATCTAGAGTATGAGTCCCGAAATCAGGTTCAGTAATCGTTGCTAACCCAGGAGTTCCTAGGTACACTATATTTCTATAGAGATTAAAGAACGTTAGATAGAATCTAGCGATATCGGAAGCTCCATTACGAAGCTCTACCCGATGTTGAATCGAAATTAGACGAGGGAAACCCTGTCTATTTCTAGAGAGTCTTGGACCGGCTATATTGGCTGGATCAGCCACTATATAACCCCCCAACGCTTGTTGGAGGCTAACGGAACACGCTTTTAGATAAAGCGTGGTTCCCTTAGGACCATTAGCTCGATAGAATTTATTGATTGTTCTACAAAGGAACACAATAGTTTTGATTTTACCTGAAGTAACCCGGAGACCCCCAATTATTAATAGACTTTTCAGTATATTAATCAGGGGGCGTGCTCCTTTTACAGAGCACATGTCATTAAACTTTTCTAAATTGAATCTCAATCTGCTAATATAATGTTTTAATTGTATTTTCATGATTTGAGTTATTGG